ACACCGGAGTTTCACCGGAGATGCCGCCTAATCCACAAAACTTAAAACCGCCATGGCCAGCAGGCGTTTCGGGCAACCCTAAAGGCCGCCCGCCACGGAAAAAGCAGGTTGACGATCTTCTACAAATGATCGACGAAACGCCGGGCATGGAGCGTGCAATTTCCAAGGCTTGGATGAAACAAATCTTGGCTGGCAGCCTGCCACACTTGAAAGAGTATCTCGAAAGGCGTGACGGTAAAGTACCGACGCCAGTTGAGGCCATTGAGACGCCAACAGTTGATTGGTCAGAATTGAATGTTGATCGCGACACCGAACGACCAAAAGCAGCTAATACCAACCGGCCTGAATCGGTTCCTGAAAGCGGCATCGCCGAATTATGAGTGGCAGCCTGACCACCTGAGAGAGTCTCGCTGGTGGCTTGATTCGATCACTCATAACGAATGCAGCCGGCTAATGATTTTCATGCCACCACGGCATGGGAAAAGCGAACAGGCAACCATCCATTATCCAGCGTATCGGCTGCTGGTCGATCAGACGCAACGAATCATCGTCGGGGCCTATAACCACAGCCTCGCATGTACATTCAGCCGACAAACAAGGCGGCTCGTTAGTCGGTTCGGCTTCCAGTTTGCCAACGATTCAAACAAGCAGAATCAGTGGTCGTCAGTTCACGGCGGCGGGTTGTATGCGGTCGGTGTCGGCTCAGGGGTCACAGGCTACGGTGCCGACCTGGTAGTTATCGATGACCCGGTGAAGAGCCGCCAAGAGGCTGAATCACCAACTTACCGGGCGAGAGTTTTAGACTGGTATCAAAACGACCTTTACACCCGCCTTCACCCCGGCGCGGCTATCGTGCTGATCATGACCCGCTGGCACTCTCTCGACCTTGCAGGACAGCTGCTGGAAGAAGCAAATAACGGCGGTGAACGGTGGGACGTGGTGAGCCTGCCAGCGATTGCCGAAGAAGGTGATACGCTCGGCAGGGAGCCGGGGCAAGCACTCTGGCCAGATCGTTACAACGTCGCAGACTTTGACAGAATTAAAAAGGCCATTGGCTCTTATGCATTCTCAGCCCTCTATCAGCAGCGTCCTAGTCCTAGATCAGGTGGCTTTTTCCGTCACGATTGGCTGCCTATTAGTGACGGGGGCAATAGCTCAGGGCTGGCTTGCCGCGCTTACGATACAGCAGCGACGCCGGGGGCAGGCGACTACACCGCCGGTGTCAGAATGCAGCGAATCGGTGATAAATACCGAATCACCCACGTTGTACGAGGGCAATGGTCACCAGCCCAGCGGCGAACCATCCAGCGACAGACAGCAGAGATAGACGGGCTGCAAACGATTGTTCACTTGGCACAAGATCCCGGTGCCGCGGGGGTCGATCAGGTTGAGCAAGACAAGATCAATCTTGCAGGGTTCGCGACTGTATCCGCCCGGCCAACAGGCTCCAAGGAAGTGCGAGCCATGCCGTTCGCGGCAGCCTGTGAAGCTGGACTCGTGGAACTTGAACGCGGCGACTGGAACAGGGCTTTCATCGACGAGCTTTGCAGCTTCCCCACTGGTCAACATGATGACCAGGTGGATGCGGCAGCCGACGCTTTTAACTACCTCAGCAGAAACGGCTCTTTTCAGTGGTTTTCATGACGCAACCCTACAGCCTGCACACCGGCGATTGTCTGGAAGTGCTCAAGACGCTAGACGCTGGCTCAATTGATGCGATTGTGACCGATCCGCCGTATGGGCTGGCGTTCATGGGTAAGAAGTGGGACTACGATGTCCCGTCAACTGACATCTGGCAGGAGTGTTTGCGGGTACTGAAGCCGGGTGGGCATTTGCTGGCATTTGCAGGTACGCGAACGCAGCATCGCATGGCCTGCCGAATCGAAGATGCGGGCTTTGAAATCAGAGATATGATCGCATGGGTATATGGCAGCGGCTTTCCGAAGTCTCACAACTTAAAAGATAAATGGCAGGGTTGGGGTACGGCCCTAAAACCTGCCCTTGAGCCAATCACCATGGCCCGCAAGCCGCTGGCCGGCACCGTGGCCGCCTGTGTGTTGGAGCACGGCACCGGGGCGCTGAATGTGGATGGATGTCGGGTGGGGACGAATGACGGACTTGGGCGCCCTTATGGCGGCGAGAACAAGGTTTATGGCAGCTATGGCATGGAACGCGGAACCAGGACCGGCGATGCGCTCACCGGCCGCTGGCCTGCCAATCTCATCCACGATGGCAGCGAGGACGTGGTGGGGCTGTTTCCGCAAAGCAAGAGCACGGGCGGCATGAGGCCCGGTTTCTCCACAAAAGACGGATGGGGCAGGCCAAGCCATGCAGATTGGCAGCCAAGCGCATCTCAGGGCGGGTTCGGCGACTCAGGCTCCGCCGCCCGTTTCTTTTACTGCCCTAAGGCAAGCAAAACAGAGCGGGAAGCGGGATTAGAAGAGATGGAATCAATCCATCGTGTTAATGGCAATAAATGGACTGATCAAGATTACCGGGTAACAAATGGCGAGCGGCCACCAACAGCCGAATCAGGGCCACGAACGAACCACCACCCGACCGTTAAACCTATCGATTTAATGGCCTATCTTTGCCGACTGATTACACCGCCAATCGGCACCATACTTGACCCGTTTATGGGCAGCGGTTCAACAGGCGTAGCAGCATTGCGTGAAGGGTTTAAATTCATCGGCATTGAACTGAATCCTGAATACGCTGAAATCGCACGAAAACGCATCGAAAACGAATTAAATAAAGCACCGCTATTTACAAATGCCTGACTACAACCCCCTCAACTGGTTCCGCTCGAAAGCACTTCGCACGGGCGTGACTGCCGACACCACCGAGATCGACGTATCGGCATGGTCAGTCGATGTGATCAACGCATTAAGCGATGATTATGCGAACCTCGCCAGACCGTATTGCGATAATCCCGTTATCAGGGCCGCTATTGAGGCCATGCGGCGGAACGTCAGCAAGGCCATATTGCAGGTCGGTTACTTTGATGAAGAAGGCGGATTCGAGCCGGTTGATCATCCGCTGCTGCAAATCTGGAAAGAACCGGCACCAGGTGAAACCGAAAGCACGCTGGTTGAATTTATCTATCAACAGCTTTTGGAAGATGGCAACGCATACGTTCCCGCCATCTCTGACCGGGATACCCAAACGGGCGGCACGATCAGAGAGCTTCAGCCGATCCCGTATAGCTGGCTGCAAGTGCCGACCTACGGGCAGGCCATCGGCGAGATCACCGAATACCCATTCGTCGGCTTTGATGGCGGGCGGGGCTTCCAGTTCACGACACCTCGTGAGCGGATGCTGCACTTCCGGGTCGGCAAGTCATCGACAACAGCCGCCAAGGGCCGTTCACTGCTTGAGGCGGTCAGAGCAGAGTTGGCACTGATCAAGCTGACAGCGATTTATGAAACAACCATCTTGAGCCGTTCCGGTGTGCCTTCATGGCTGGTCAGTTTGACCGGCACGGGGGCGCAGATGATGACCAGCGACAATATCGCAGTCTTACAATCCGACATCAAGCGGGCAGTGTCTGGTAAGGGCGTCGGCAGGCCATTGATTTTCAAGGGCGGCGAACTCGACATCAAAACTCCGGGATTCAGCCCGAAAGATCTCTCTGTTCAGGAAATGACCGAGATTGCAGTGGCCCGCGTCTGTGGTGTGCTTGGCTGGTCGCCAATGTCACTGAAACAACCCGACACCGGTAAGACATATAGCAACCTGATTGAAGCCAACCGAGCAAGCTGGCGAGATGCGATTATTCCATTCTTGGAACTGCTGGCAATGCAGCTTACAAGGCTGGTGCGAACGCTTCCCACTGGCTATGACGGCGCGATTGCCCAGCCTGATAACATGCTCACAGTCAGGTTTGATACCAGCCAGATCGAAGAGTTGGCAGCAGACACGAAAGCCCTCGCTGAAAGAGTGGCAATGCTGTATCAATCAGACAAGCCTGTAATAACGCTGAACGAGGCTCGGCAGATCATGGGCTATGCCGAAATTGAATCACAGGACACACCAGCCGAATCCGCTGAAGATGTTGCAGAAGGCGAGGCTGAATAATGCCTGCCGGGAATTGCAATCTGACAATCGAGCAAGGGGCCACCTGGTCACAGTCCATCCAGTATCAAACTGCTAACGGCACGAATATCAGCCTTTCAGGCTATACAATCCGCATGCAGGCACGGCCAGCGTATACCGCCAATACCACACTTGACCTGTCAACCACCAACGGCAACATTACGATCACATCAGCCGCCAACGGCACTTTCACCTTGCAGCAGACAGCCGCCCAAACGGCTAACCTGACAGCGGGCAGTTATGTTTACGATCTTGAACTGGTCAAGCCCGATACTACAGTTGATCGGCTGCTTTACGGCACGCTTACTGTCACGCCGGAAGTCACCCGCTAATGGCTGATATTATTGTCAGACAAGCCAATGCCACCAGCCTGACGATTCAGGCATCAAGCAATCAGGTGCTTGTGCGGCAACAGCCGAATAATACGGTGGTCGTGCAGACGACCGGCAACAGCTACGTTCTGCCCGTCGCGACTAATAGCACGCTTGGCGGCATCATCGTTGGCGATAATCTGACGATCAACGCCAATGGGCTGCTGTCGGCTCCAGCGGGCGGTGTCAGTGCGTTCAATAACAGGACCGGCAATGTCACTTTGACGGCGAATGATGTTTCGGCGGTCGGCAATTCGCTGTATTTTCCGCTGAATGCTAACATCGTTAGCGGCAACGCGACGATAGCAGGGCAGGTTTATCAGCTTGCAAGTGGCAATGGAACACTTAATAAACGGACAATCTATGGCATCAGTAAAACAAACAATCTTTCTACCACTGAATATCAATTTGCAATCGGCATGACTTACGGCTTTCCAGCCGCTGGCAGCGTCTTTTTATCTCGTGCGTTCGATACCACAGTAAGTAGGGGTCTA